GTGTTCCACCACCTTGTTCCTGATTGGAACTAACTGCCCCTTGTTGTTGCGGTTGTCCTGGCTGTCCACCTGGCATCATTGGCTGTTGCGGAACTATCCTACCCGTCATTGTGAACCACTCTACTAATTCTTGAAATATCTTATCTGGATCTGGATATCCCATTTCTTCATAAAGCATACGAGGTGGTATCATCCCAGCTGCAGCTAATTGCTGTGCCTCTTCATACTTTGTCCTTCGGTCAACTGGCAACGTTGAACCCTTCTTAACCATAATCATTATGTCCTGCGGTATGTCTTCCCTCTTTAACTCAACCGTATCTTTTCCATTAGATAATGTTTCTACTCCTATTGAATACACCTTAATCATTTGCAAATAGGCGTTATACCATTCCTCTATTACCTGTTCTACGTTCCTGACTATCAAATCTAATCTTCCCATATCTGCTCCCTTCTGCAGCTGTTGAGCTCCCAATGTATCTTGTCTTTCTGGGGCAGAACCTCTTGTAGTTGAATGTATTCCTATTACATTGTCTATTTCTAATAATGAACTGGCTAAATCGTTAAATAATGATGCATCTGGCTTCCCTGATTGGACCTGGTTAACTGAGTTGGGCTGTTTTGTCCTTACCGCTAAGTCTCCTGTCTTGTTAATAAGATCCTGGACATCTTGTTCTGCAACATTAGTAGTAACCCACACCCTCTTCTGCCCCTCGTTAAGGTCAATTATCTGCCGCTTTTCCTGTGTTGCCCCCTCTTGAAGAGATATCGCCTGTTCAATTACTGACGTTGAATCATACATCCCCTCGTCATCTCCTATTGAAAATGCCCTTAAAAAAAGATATGGGAACTCCGGATTATCAAATATATTATTGGTTTCGTCTTCGTAATCAAAGTTAGGATTCTTCTTTTTTTCTAATATGTATGAACCTAGTTTCCATATTACCCATTCACCGTTTCCGCCCCAGAACTCTATATATTTAATCTTGGATTTTGGAGACTTTTCTCCGGCCACAGTCTGTATCTCTTTCTTCTTATTGGGGAACTTCTCTATTAAATTATCAACCCTTTCTTCTAGGTCTTCAAAAATATATTCACAGTTCTCTTTGCAGGTTGCCCTTCTGTCCATCCCTATTTTTCTTGTTAAAACATTCTCTGTAATAAATCCTTTATCTATATCCCATCGGTATTTAATTACACCAAGCCTAAATAAAAACCAGTGCCTTAAAAGCATCTGGAGTATTGACTGCAGTTTATATTTAACCTCATAGGCTATTTGTAATCCTTTCTGTATTCTTTCTTGTATCTGATTATCGGTTACTCCGATAACCGTAGGTTCTGGAACTTCAGAGGTAAGTATGGGTATAGCCGTTTCAACATCGGTAAATATCCTATTGATTATTATTTTTGATTTATTCTTGTGAATCCTTGACGTATCTCTATCTGTGCCACAACTCCAAAAAAGCTTATTTCTCTTTCCTATCTCATCCATCTTCTTTTTTAGGGGCATTGAATCTTCTATCGCTTTATCAATAGCGATAACAAGTTCATTGTCTGGCTTATTATATTCAAGGTTCTCTCTTATTGAAACTGTTGTATCTTTGTTTAATTCCTCCGTGGGTTGTGTATCAAAGGTTGCCATTAGTTTTGCCTCCCTAATAGTTCTCCTCTTCTTGTTTAATAATTTTTTGTATTTCTGGGGCTAACCCAGTATATGTTTTTTCTTGTTTCTGCCAGTCCATTACCTCTGCCCCTCCCCTTATCCTATCTAGTCCTATCCTGAAATATGCTGTTGCGTGGACAAAATGATCTTCTCCCGTTGACTCCCAGATGTCCCTATCAATTCCCAAGCTATCCTGTTCACTTGTCTTATACATTGAACTCCAATGTGCAATATATGCATTTAAGTCATCTGGCTTCATTTGGAATCTAATCTTCCTATTAACCATCTCGTCTATCACTTGCTGTATTATCTTGCTTCTATCTGAATATACTGTATGGGTCTTTTCGTCCCAGATAATGTAATCTGCTTTCTTAACCTCCCGCTTGTAATAGTGAAGCCACACTATGCCGGGGAACTGTTCTCTTATCTTTCTCGGTTCTGTCAGGTCTGGCAGGGCATCAAATACTGCTATCTCCACATCATAGACCTTAATCATATTTACTATATCCTGCCAGTCATCAGTCACTCCCATCTTGAATATCCCCTGCTCGTTGCCCAATACCCAATGCTTCTTTAATCCTTGGTCAACTCCCAGTATGTTGCGCTTCATAAAGTTTGGAGCAGACAAGTCTATATCTTTTAAGATAATATTCCTATCTACCACAACCTCTGAACCGACATATGGAAGTCCCATTATGAAGTTATAAAAATACTGCTTTGACTTGGTTTCATATGATTCCTGTATCTCTTTTGCCGAAATCCAGGGACACATCATATGGTTTATCCAATAGCCGGAAATATCACGATTTTTGTATCTCTTTACCCATTGCCCATTCCTTCTCATTTCATCAGAGATTTTCCCCTTACACTTATAACAATAAAACTCATACTTTATTACATTCTTCCAGTAATCAAGATACTGCCATTCTCCGCAATGTCCGCATTTGATAAACCAATGTTTCTGGTCTGATTTCTCAAAGAGCTTCTGGCTTATCGTTCCTGGCGTTGTAGGATTGCTGAAATACCATCTTCCCTTAAAACTACTTGCCGCTAACCTGCTTTCATATTGTTCCATTATTTGCTGGTCGCTCCTATCGCATTCATCGTGGACATTAAGGTCGGAACTTATCATAATACCGACACCTGCTTCGGTGGACTGGTCATCTCTCTTTGCCATCGTATGCCCCTTAGTTCCCCTATAGTGGATAAACGCATTGCCTATCTGCTTCTGGAATATGCTATCCTTGTCCTTTGTCCAGTGTCCAAGTATCGGATTCTGGCTTATCAGAGGATTTACCTTTGAGGGAATCATCTTATTTACATCGCTGAATGTAGGGAATGTGTTTCCAGTCCAATAAACACTTCCATTCCTTCTTGCTAAAAATGTTCCGTATTTAGTTCTTGGACACCAAACAATTCCTTTGTAATTAATCCTTTTCGGATTTAATTCTTTTGTATAAACATAATTAAATTGGGTTAATCTTATTGTGTGCCATTTACCATTCCAAGTTGTTCTTGGATTATATCCCGCTAAAACCGATGCGTAAGAAAAGCTATCTGATGTTTTTTTTGATTTCTGTGTTAATGCCAATGTTCCATTTTTATCTATCCAACCATCACCGTCTATTATTGTTTTTACTAATATCTTTATCTGTCTTTTAGATAATTTATTAATAAACTCTATTGTTAATTCTTTGGTAGGAAATAATTGTCTAATCTTCCGCGCAATATTCCCAATAAATCTAAAGTTTATACATCCATTATTTGTCTTATATTCTTTAAAAGAACAACCCAATCCTTCTAAAATATCTCTTATTTCTTTTACTTTCTGGGGATTCTTGGCCTCAGATTGGGTAATATTTATTGAAGTATTTTTTGTCTTCCTTTTGCCAGTCCCCTGGTCTTTAACATAATTTCCTTCTGTTATTACCCATCCAACCAATTTTATAAAATCATCTGATAATCTATTTCTTTTATATAAAGAATGCCGAAACCCTCTTAAAATAATCTTTGGTATCAAGTTTTCTCCTAAGTGTAGCTTATCAGATTCTTCAAAAAACCATTTTTTTTTATTGTTTTTCTGATTCCTTATTATCCATCTATGATTTGGAGTAGTTAGTGCTGAAAAGTTTCTTCCCTCAAAACTAATCATTTCCCCACTGTATTCCTTTTTAAATAATTCTTCTATTCTTTCCCATTTTGATTTCTTAGTTTCTTTATCAAAAATAAGTATTTCTTCATTTTCTTTTATTTCATTATGTAAAATCCATCCTCTTTTTGAAAATAACTCAGTTCTTTCATCAACGCAGTAGATAATATTCCAATTCTTGTATCTTGCCGCCCACATTGTCTTTAGTGCCTTCATCACGGTAAAACCGATCTGGCTGCATTTCCTGGCCACCTGTATCTGGCTGAAATCACTATATATATCTTTAAGGAACATCCTGTCTTTAAACTCTAACCTGTCCCCTTTCTCGTTCTTTATCTCTGCGCTATCTGCCCAATTCCAGCAGTCCATTGACCAATACTTGTTCTTCCATTCTATTATCTGTTGTTTTGTTAATTCGGTCATCCATTGAAAAACTTGTTAAATAATCGCTCTACTTGGTCCGGGGTAATTCCCCTAAAGCTCCTTTCCAGCGCCCTATCAAACGCTTGGAGCAATATCCTTATCCTCTTTATTATCGCTTTTAATATATTTTTTACCATAACAGCTTCTGCATAACTTATATTCTAATTGCCCGTTTATCCTTGAAATATATTCCGCCTCATTGCCACACACATCGCATCCACTAGAAAACTTCTGTAATCTCCAACCTTCTTTTCTTAATATGATATCCCTTTCTGTGCCGTGAAACGGGTTCTTTGTCTTAGGATAAAGCTTATCAAACCTTGGGTTGCTATATCCTGTCTT